GTTCACGTTGCGGTTGTCGGCGCAAGAGACGTATGAGGGTCCGCTCGGCGACTACACCGGGCCGGTGTCGGCCGTGCGCGCGTCGGGCACGAGTCCGCTGCTCGTCACGGAAATCGTGACCTGATCATGCCAATCATTTCGTACCCGGGCTTCATCGGACCGGCCTATGAGAGCCAGTCCTACATGGCCGACAGTGAGCGGCTGTTCAACTGGTATGTTGAGCAGAACGAGTCACCGAACGCGCCGACGCGCTATGCCTTGTTGCCGTGTCCCGGCTTCGAGACGTTCGCGTCGGTGCCGCAGGCGCCGATTCGCGGCACGTTCTTCCAGCGCGGCCGCGCGTTCTTCGTCGCGGGGTTTGCCTTCTATGAGCTCTTCGTCGATGGCACCACGATCCAGCGCGGGACGGTGGCGTCGGACCCGAATCCCGTCACCATCAACGCGAACGGCGATGCGGGCGATCAGCTCTGGATCACGTCGGGCGGTGTCGGCTACATCTACGACCTGACGGCGGACACGCTCACGGTGGCTGGGCCGGCGGGCACGGTCGTGAGCATGGGCGGCTTCCTCTCAGCGCGGTTCCTGTCGCTGGACTCCACGACCGGCGCGTTCTACGCGAGTGACCGCTACAACGGGCTGGTGTGGAACCTGCTGAACGTGGCGCAGTCGCAGTCGGGCGATCCGTGGCGCACGCTCGTCGTGACGCCGGACAACTTGATTCGGCTGTTCGGTGAAACGACGGGCGAAGTCTGGGCCGACCAGGGGAGCGCGCCGTTTCCGTTTTCGCCGATTCTCGAGGCAGGCTGCGCCTACGGCATCGTGGCGCCGTTCGCGTTCTCCGTCGATACTGATGTGACCCTGCTGGCGCAGAACAAACAGGGGCGCGGCCTCGTGATCCGCCTGAACGGCTACACGCCGGAGCGAGTCTCGACGCACGCGATCGAGACGGCGTTGCACGGCTTCACGACGCTCGACGATGCGATGAGCTTTTGTTATCAGGAACACGGGCACAGTTTTACGGTGTTCACCTTTCCGACCGACGAGAAGACCTTCGTGCTCGATGAAACGACGGGCCTCTGGGGTGAACGCGCCTACTGGGATACGACGGTGGGGCAGTGGCGGGCCTATCGCGTGTGCTGTCAGATGCAGGCGTTCGGGGATCGGATGCTGGTTGGCGACCGACTGACGGGAACCATTTACGAGATGTCGTCGGAGTTTCAAACCGACGTGGATGGAGCGGTGATTCGACGGCTGCGCCAGCCGCCGCGGTTCTCCGTGGAGCAGAAAAAAGTCACGGTGAACAGTCTGCAAGTCGTGATGGACGTGGGCCAGGGTGTGGCGACGGGCCTGGGCGTCGATCCGCAGCTGATGTTGCAGTCGTCTCGCAACGGCGGCAAGACCTGGGGCAACGAACGCTGGAAGAGTGCCGGAATGGGCGGAGATTTCAACATCGAAGTGAAGTGGACGCAGTGCGGGCAAGCGGTGAATCGCGCGGATCGCTTCGTGGCAACTGATCCCGTACCATGGCGACTCGTGGACTGTCTTATTTCATATACGGTTGGAGCGCATTGATATCACGTCAAGTGCGTCCATGAGCGGCGAGCGCGAATCACTGAAATCGTTGATCTATTGACATGAAATTGCTTAGCGATGTCACTTTGAGTTCCGACAGCCGCGCGGATGGCGATGACATCATCGTTCGTCAATTTAGCTCTTGGATGGGATTCATTTCGCGGTCCTCTGCCCTTTTCGGCCATGTCACGCATGTTGTCGGCGTGCGTGCCAAGAAAGAGATGGGCTGGATTAATACACGGCGGATTATCACAGCGGTGACACACTTCCAAGCCGTCTGGGATAGTTTCGTTCACGGCTTCCCATGCGGCGCGATGCGCGAGAATTCCTGTCTGATTGGTGCGCCTCATTTGGCCATAGCCAGCGCGATTGACATAGCCAGTCCAAATCCAGCAAACATTTGGATCTGTAAACGTGCGCAAGCGTTCGGATATACGGACCAGATGACTCCGGCGATATCCCAATCGAAAGCACGCCTGAGAACAGTAGTGCCGTGGCTGGTTTCGACCGCGATTAAGATGTTGAAATTCAATGCCGCAGTATTTACAGGTGCTGGTAATCTTGGTGATAGCCATGTGACCTCCTCGGGGTCGCTGGTGAGGGCGGCGGCGATGCTGATTACATCGACGTCGCCCGACCATTTTATCACAGTGGGACTCCACTGATGCCGTATCCCCTGCTGCAACGCTATGCGGATCCGACGCGCAAGTTGCCGCCGTCGGTAGCGCAGTGGTTCACGGCGCTGATTGCCGCGGTCAACTATCTGCTGACGGGCACACAGAGCGGACAAGGCGATCCGAATGGCGCAGTTACGGCAGACCCTGGGATGACCTACCGCAACACGCTGGGCGGGGCTGGTGCGACGTTCTGGGTGAAGGAAAGCGGCGTGGACACGAATACCGGCTGGGTCGCGAAATGATGCACTGGCTTGCGCACTTGATCGGTTGGAATCAATGTCGGACCTATTCATGGACTGACATGAACGGACGATTCTTTACCGGTGCCCAATGCGTGACGTGCGGTCGCGTGCACCCAGACACGATTGTGGATTGGCGCGCACTGATGGAGCGCAAGAAGCTGGAGCGAATCGGGAACGGTGCGTCATGATCATTCGCGATGCAACGCTCGCCGATGTCTCGCAGTTGGTCGAGCTCGGGCTTCGCTTCCGCGCGAAGACCAGCTACGCGGGCATTGTGGCCGAGAATCCGGCGCAGATGGCGCAGACGGCGACGATGCTGATCGAGCAGCCGCAGAGCACCGTCATGGTGGCCGAGAGTCGCACCGGCGCCCTGGTGGCCATGATCGGGCTGACGTGCTACGTGCATCACATCAGCGGGGCGTGGACGGCGGGTGAGGTGTTCTGGTGGAGCGAATCACCGGGGGCTGGCATCCTGCTGTTACGGCAGGCCGTGAGCTGGGCGCAGTCCCAGCGGGCGGTGACGCTGCAGATGGTGCAGCCGGTGGAGGAAGTGCGGCTCGGCGACCTGTATACGCGGTTCGGGTTCCGCTGTATCGAAGCGGCGTGGCAGCTGGAGCTGACGGCGCGGGATGCGGTGGCATGAGCGGGATGGGCGTGCATCGGCCGGTGCTCAATGGCGAAGCCAAGCCGCGCGAGGAAGAAGAACCGTTTAGCGAGGGCTTCTGGGCTGGCCGGATGAGCGATCGGTCGAAGGTCACTGGAGACCAGCGCGAATTAGCCTACCAAGCCTACCGTGCCGGCGAACGCTGGAATAACCGCGACAGTGACAGGCGTCCACTACAAGAACGCGTCGAGTTGCGCGCGCTTCCGTTCGATGCGTGGCACGAAGACGATCATGACGTGCTGTGGTGGCACTTTCCGATTCACGAGCCGCCATACTGCGGAAGTCCGATTGCATCCGATTGGCCGTTCGGCGTCGGCGATGAGTCGGCCTTAGGCTGGACGCGATTCGCCGTGCCTGTCAGCAAGATAGGAGTTGAGTTGTGAGGACCGGTGTCTATCGCAAGATCGAAGGCCGGACGGGTGTCGGTCACTTCTACCAGTTCTTGCTGTTGATGCGTGAGCACACGACCGGCGAGGAAGCCGTGGCCTACATCCCGCTGCGGATCGAGCCGGACTGGGCGGGCACGGTCCGGTGCTGCTACATCCCGCGCGCCGCGTTTGAGCGGAAATTCGCGTATGTCGGCGAAGGGTTGCCGGCATGAAACCGCTTGTGCTGGATGATCTCTTACCGGAGCCAGAGGCGTATCGATCCGCCGCGCTGCTGTTGCCGTTCGGCGATCTGCGGGCGGGCGACGTCGTGTTTCACGGGATGGCCCCGATTGGTCCGAATCCGCTGTCGGCTCGACTCGATGAATCGCTCGGCCTCATCACCACCTTCTCAGCCTTCCGATTGAGTCCGGAGGGCCAAGAGGAGCCGAACTACATCCACACCGACCGAGACATGGGTGACTGGACGGCGATTCTGTTTCTGAATCCCAATCCGCCCGAGGGCGACGGCACGACGTTCTACCGACATCGGGACACGGGCGCGATTGCGAGCACGGCCGACGGTGATGATTTGCTCGATGAGCAACTCGACTGGCGCGATGTCGGGTGCTGGGAGTCGTGGCACACCGTGCCGGCCGCGTTCAACCGGTGCGTGGTATTTCCGGCGGGCTACTTTCACGCGCGGGCGCTGTTCCGCAACTGGGGACAGGGCCAGGACGCGCGGCTGATTCAACTCGCGTTCGGCACGGGCACGCTGCCCTTGGGAGATTGACCATGTGTGTGGGGACTGGGACAGCGATCGCTCTTTCGACGGGCATCAGTGCGGCGACCTCGCTGGCCGGGGCTAAGATGGGCAGCAGCGCCGCGAAGAACGCCGCGAAAACGCAAGCCGACTCCGCAAAAGAGGCGCTCGCGGTCCAGCAGCAGATGTATCAGCAGCAGCGCCAGGATTTTCAGCCCTACCAGCAGGCCGGGACGGGCGCCGTGGGGCGGCTCACCGAGCGCGCCGGACAGGCCTATCCCCAGTTCCAGCCTGGCGGGACCGCGAGCCTCGGCAATCCGTCCGGAATGCCACAGCAGGCGGCTCAGGGCGTTCCACGTGGAACGATCGCGCCGTCTGGGATGCCTGGGCAGGGACAGGGCCCGATGTCGCCGCAGGGAGCGCCGCAGGGGCCGCAAATGGTGCTGATGCAGGGGCCGGACGGCTCGCGGCGCCCGGTGCCGGCCAACGTGGCGCAGCAGTTGACGCAGCGTGGATTTCGGGTGATTGGCTGATATGCCGGATGCGTTCGACCAGGTGTTCAGTGAGCTCGGGATCGATCCGTCTGGCTGGCAAGCTGGACCTGTGGCGCAGACGACTGGCGAACAGGCGCCGCCCGGGCCGTCGATGCCGGGGGCGTCGTGGCTCGACTGGATCAACCAAGCCTATGGGCCATCTGCTTCGCGCGGGTCTGGCTTTGCGGACCTGCCGCAGGGCACCAGTCTGGGCGATGTCGTGTCGCGGTTCAATGCGGATACGGGCGGGCAGGCGCGCTATCTGGCGGGGCCATCGGGCGACCGCGTCGACTTCGGCACCGGCCGCGGGGTTGAAGACGTCCTGACCTCGGGCGGCCAGCTCTGGCAGGCGAACGACCCGCGCGGCAACAACCCGGTGGGTGAACCGCAGGGCCGCGGGGGCACGCTGAGCGGCGATGTCATCAGCCGCCAAGTGCCGGCCGGCTGGGGTGGCACCGGGGGCGGGTCGCCCGGGTCGATGGCGATGCCGAATGCGCCGACCGCCGCGACTCTCGAGGCGCCCGCGCCGTTCAGTTATCCCACGAGCTCGCTCGGGGCGTTCCAGGGTCCGGCCGCCTATCAGGCACCGTCGCCGTTTCAATCGCCCAGTGGTGTGCCGACGCCGCAGCAGGCGACCTATAACCCGATGAGCGCGCCGGCCGCGTTGACGTATGCGAATCTGGCGAACCCGGAACAGGTGGCCTATCAGGCCGCGGCGACACCGACCGCGTTCGCAGGCTCACGGCAGGCCGATCCGGCCGCGCTGAATTACACGAACCTCGCCACGCCGGCCGGCTATCAGGCTGAACGGTATCAGGGTCTGAGCGCCGCGGAATTCGCCGCCGACCCGGGACGGCAATTTCGCGAGCAGCGGGCGCTTGATGCGCAAGCCAATATCTCGGCGCACATGGGAGCCCTGCGCACCGGCAACGCCTTGCAGGCGCAAGGACAACTCGCGAGCGACCTCGCCTCGCAGGAATACGGTGCGGCCGACGCCCGAACCCGGGCCACGAACCAGATGAACAACGCGACGTCGCTCGGCGCCTACCAGACAAACGCGCAGACGGGCTTAGCCTACAACCAGAACGCGAACCAGAACGCCCTGAACTTCGGGCAGCAGAATATCGCGAACACGCAGCAGGCGAATGCCGAGAATTACGGCCGCGCGTCGAACGAAGCGCAGCAGGGCTTCGCGAATCAGTTCGCCGTGAATCAGGCGAACAATGCCGGGGCGCTGAATGCGGCGCAGGCGAACAACGCCGCGAATTTCAATGTGGGACAGGCGAACAACGCCGGCAATCTGGCGTTCGGGAATCAGAATTTTCAAAATCAGTTCGCCACCAACCAAGCGAACAATCAGGGCCAGTTCCAGACGACGCAGGCGAACAATGCGAACGCGCTCGCGGCGCAGGGCCAGCAATACGGGCAAGCGGCGAATACGTGGGGCATGAACCAACAGGCGGGCCAGTCGGCGCAGAATCAGAACTTCCAGCAGGCACTCGCCGGCTACGGCGCGAACCTCGGCGCGCAGAATCAAGGCTATCAGCAGGCGCTCGGCACCTACGGGCAGAATGCGCAGACCGGACTGGCCTACGGCACGCAGAACCAGCAGAACCAGCTGGCGAACTATCAGGCGCAGGTGAACGCCTCGCTTGGACTCGGGAACCTGAATCTCGGCTACACGCAGGCGGCAAATAACTACGCGCTCGGGCAGGGCGGCTTGGGGATTCAACAGGGGAACCTGAACCTCGCGCAGCAGGGCCAGCAGTTCAACCAGGGGCTGCAGACGTGGCAGCAGAACTACCAGCAGAACGTGCTGGACCCGTGGAACATGAACTATCAGCTCGCGAGTCTCGGCAATCCAGGCGCGCCGAATGGCGCGGCGTATGCGGGGCTGGCGGGTGAGAACATCACGGGCGCGGGCAACGCGAACGCGGCGGGCCAAGTGGGCAGCGCGAATGCGTGGGGCAGCGCGCTCGGCAACATCGGTAATGCGGCGCAACAGGCTTCGTATCTCCAGTGGTTGAACCAGCAGCCTCGCACGAACGCCTCGGGCAACACCTTCACAACCAATGGCGGCGGCTTGCAGTGGTATGAGTGATGCCGGTTGACCCTCGCATCCCTCTTGGCGTGCAACCGCCCTCCGGCTTCAACACGCCGTTCCAGATGTTGGGCCAGATGGCGGAGCTGCGCGACATGCAGCAGCGCCGCGAACTCCAGCAACAGCAGATTCGCGCAGCGCAGGCGCAGGAAGAACAGCGGCGGCAGGACATCGCCGAACAGCAGCGCCAGCAGGCGGAACTGGCGCGGTATCGGCAGTTGGTCAGCAC